AAAACAAATTGCTACCCTGCTTACGCAGGACACTTCTATATTTAAGGTTAATCACCTTTAGCTGTCGGAGCTACCGGTAAGGGCTTTCGCTTATCTTACTTTACGATCTTCTGTAAATTCTATTCCTCTTCTGGGTGCATATATTCCATAAGCTCCTGCACTTGTTGTACAGTTCTTATGTGATCTGGATGCTTCTTATCCCAGTAGGGGCCACCATCACGAGGATCTCCTCGCAAGGCTGCAATCTCTTTTTCTGCATCAGCAGGGGTATACTGCTGTGCTTCTTTTCCGCCAATCATTTTATCTTCTCCTAACTTTCCTGTTATGTAAGAACCTATATTGGCTAATGTTTTTATAAATACAGGATCATTCCCTAATGGCAATCCTTCCTGTGTAACGAGTTGGTCAAAATCTTTTGGTGCAAACTCTGAAAGCACATTTCTTGCTTCCTTCATTTTATTATCATACGCTTTGCCCCATTCTTTCTTTAACGCAAGCTCTGCTTCTCCTTTGATGATATCTACATCTTCTGGAGACGGAGGAGCATTTGCAGCTTGTAGTTCTGCTTCTTTGCTCATGTATTCTTGAAAGATCGTGTTTGCTTGTCTATCATTTAGTCCTGCTTTATGTGCAAGACCTCTGTACCAAGCATCTATATCTTTATCTACCTTAGCTCCCTCTTTGAGTTCTAGTTTATACCCATCAGCGTTTTCTGGTCTACCTAACTTTGTATAGACATTTGACCAATCATCATCATTTGCCCACTTGCCGGGTATTGCTAGCTTGTCTGCTCCAATCATGCTTTGTGCATGGATCGCAGTCTTTGCTAAGGACTCAATACTATTTGCATTGTGTATTAGTTGATTATCCCTTATATCTTCTGGTAAACTTGCTTTCCAATCTTCAGACGGTGCCTGCCCAGTTTCCACCGGAGCTTCCGCTACCTGTTGTTCTTCAGCCATGTGTTATTCTCCTTTGTTAATGTTATCAGATATTTCTACGTTGCCATTCGCCCATGACAAAGTAATAGCTCCTTGATTACCGGCATCTTCTTTTTTATCTCTTATGCCGTAAGGTTGTATTCTTGCTAATGTCCATTTTAAGGTATCTACTTCTAATCTTCTACGCTGCACTTCTGCATTCATAAACCTCGCATCCATACCATCAGGTAGTGGACTAGTGGCAAGTTCCGCTAGATGATCGCTATACCATTCTGCTTGTAATATTCTTCCCCTTCTGTATATATCCCATAACTCTTCATCCTTTTGAACGGAGCGGGTAATCGTTCTGTACGAAGGGAGATCGGGGTATTCTTTGCATATTTTTACAAGACTTTTACCCGCAGCCATTTCTTGTGCAATCTTTTCCATTATCTTTTTTGTAACTTTTTTCATTTATCTTTCGCACTTTCTTCTAAAGGTTTGAAATCTTCAAGTTGTCTTAGTATGTAAAACAAGACACCCCTTGCCCCCTGGTTGTATGCAGTTGTGTCTAGTTCTCCTCTTACAAAAGTATCCCTATCATAGAAACGCTCTCTTAAATCCTGTAACACTTTTTGCCCTTCACTAGACTTAAATACTAATTTATAATCTTCGTGCATTACTGTAACGCTTTCAATGCAGGAGCAGCTTTGCCTGCGGCTTCTGCTGTTTGTATAGCTTCTTGCTGCTCTGCCATTTGTTGTTGTTGTTGTTGTCTTGCTTGCCTTTCTTCGGCAACCTGCTCATCACTTTTAATGGTAGAAGCAGGTACACCTAATATTCTAATAATATACTTTGCTAATCCATCCATATCCACATAATCAAATACTGTAGGATTAACCTGTGATAATGGAGCAAGCATCTCAAATAATCGCATTGCAGATTGTACATCGCCAAATCTTTGAGCTTTTGCTAATGGTGAAATATATTCTATCTCAACATCATTGTTTTGTAAAAACTCAGGAGCAGTCGCAAACTTCTTATCACGCACTAATACATTATAACAACGCTCTATCAAAGGTTGTAACATCTCCGCCTGTAGTCTACCTAATACTGGCCCAAGTAATCGCATCTTCTCTTCTGTTCTTTGAATCACTTCGGTAGCTGTCATCTGTGGGCCTTGCGATAAAATTAACTGATCAACGTAAAAGGCTGATCTAATTGCATTTCTTCTTTGCTCTTCCATATTCAAGCCAAGTGAATTGTTTGCTCCTATATTTAAAGGCTCAATCCTATCTCTAGTGCCTGATCTATAATAATTCAATCCACCCGGCACAGTTCTAATCGGCATCATAAAGCCATCATCAGGAAGCATTAAAGGTGGATCTACCTGTTTCTGTGCAGAGCGGATTGTAACCTCAGCCATCTTGTTAAGCATCTTTGTGTCTGCTAATGCAGTCATAGCTGGAGATCGGCCATAACCACGCTCAAAAGAAGCTTTGAGGAATCTTGGACACACATAAGGCAGTTCATCATACCCACCTTCCGATATGGTTTTTTTATCGTGTGGATCTATATACACACTAGCAAATGGTTTATTTAATGTATCTAACTGTGTTACATCATAAGCTTCTCTTGGAAACACAGCATGCAATAATTCTATTTCTTTGTATGGCTCCATCCTTGCCATGTTCTGTAATCTTGGAGGTAAGTTGTCATTACCAAACATCGTTCTCATAGCAATGCAGGTCATCTTAAATTTTCTATATACTGTATCTACCCTACCTTCCGCATCTTCGGCTAGGTAGCATTCAGCTATATGCCTTGTGCTAAAACGTAAATCGCTTTGCTCATCCTTTTCTATACTCATCACTCCGGTGCCAAACACCACTAAGTCTGAATATAATTCATGGACTGCTTCTGCAAAGTTAGAGCGATTGATCGCTGCATACATGACATCGGTTACTCCTTCTAGCCATTCCTTTGCTTCATCGTTTCCATCTAACTCTCTGTCTTTAAAACGTAAGCTAAACCAAGGAGTAGACGGGTTGGTCAACATTCCATGTAAGCTAGCTGCAAGCATTTCTGCCGCATGAATAGCAGTACCATCAAAGACTAATTCTGTCCTCTTATCACCAGAGGTACGCTTCTTGGTTATGTCTGCTTTTCTAGGACTTATAAAGTCTGCTAACTGTTGCCAATGAGATTCCCAATTACTTCTTTGATCCATCAAAGTTTTGAACTGGTGCATTATGGCAACTGCTTTTTTATCTTCAGCCATCTATCCTCCTAACAAGGTTTTTACAGAAGTGCTTTCTCCTGTAGAGGTCAATCCTTGCGTTCCTGTTAATATGGTTGTACGTTCTCCTGACACCTTTCTTCTCTTTCTATACTGCGGACTATCATCTTCTGCTCGTACTGCGGCCCTTGGTTGTACTACCGGTGCAGGTTGTGCTTGAGGTGGTGGGTTGTTGTTGCCTCCAGTAAATCCACTCATCTTAATATCCTCCCAATAATGTAGGAGTTATACTTGTATCTTCTTCTGCTGTCAAGCCTGCTGGGCCTGTCAACATCGTAGCACGCACACCTTTTCTTCTTTTTAATCTTGTTTCTTCCTTATCTATATCATCCCTTTCTGCTGGTTCAATAGCAGGTGGGGGAGGAGCCGGAGGTGGTGGCGGCGGTGTCGGTATTTTGGGTGATAAAAAACTCATAACTCTCCTGTATGTGTAAATGGGTTATAACTATTTGATGCCATCCTTTGCATGGGCTGGCTCCAACTATTTTTTTCTTTTAATCCTACAGCCATGTACCTAAATGAATCGCTTGCATGACTTGAAAAATCGTGAACAGGGCTGTTACGAAAGCTTCTCGTTCTTTCGTTATAAGCTCTATGATAATGCCTTAATGCATCCAGCCCTATTTTACATCGCTCACTATCAAACCAACATCTCGGTATCAACATCTGAGCTGCGTGTATTCCATCTTCTAATGGTAGCTTTGGTGCTACTCGAAAGTTCAGACCTAGATCATACGCAATCTCTCTTCTGCTTTTTCCTGATCCCAACTCTCGTACTTCTATATCATGTGGTGCTACATGGTCTCCATATAAATACTTTTTTCTCTGCAATACATCTACATAATGGGGCAGCCCCTCATTCCTATTCTCATAATAATCAATCACATTAATGGCACGCCCATCATTTTGTGCAAACCATATTGCTGTACTATCGCCAATTCCTAGATCCCAATACGTGTCTACTTTTAAGGAAGGGTTGTAAGGCACTTTGGTTAATCGCCCCTCTTCCATTGCTTCTTCTAGGTACTTGCCATATATTGAGCCAGGTACATTTGCCACCCAGCTACATTCAAATTCCTGATTGTACTGATCCTCTGTCATCATGGCTTGTGCAGCTTCTAGTTCTTCTTTTTCTACTATGCCCGTCTCTGATGCTTTATAAACTATACTATACCACTCTTTGTTCTGCGTAGCTTGTTCATACAGATCAAAGAACGCATTGTGTCCTCTAGGAGTTCCTATAAAATAACAGAATGTAGGTTTCTCTTTTGTGTTCCTATCCGATAAAGCAGGTCGTATTACTTCAGGGAATACCGCTTCTGGGATGTCTGCCGTCTCATCGATACAGCAGCCGTCAAGGTAAAGGCCTCTGAGGTTATTATAATTTTCTGCTCCGAGTAAACTTATCCTTGCTCCATTAGGAAGGTCTATCCGTAGTTCCGTTTCATGAAACTTTACATTAGGTATCTTCCTAGAAAAATCTTTTAAGTAGTCAAACGCAACACTCTTAGCCTGCCTATAAGTAGGTGCTAAATACGCATACCTAGGATTAGGCCTATTGTTCAATATCGCTTCTCTCAATAGATGATTTATAATCATCACAGTCTTACCAAACCTTCTGTGCATCACTAGTACCGCCCATCTGTGTTTTGGTAGCTCTTTGTGAAGCTTGGCTTGTAGTGGTCTTGGTGTATAGGGTATTTCGATGTGTGTGGGCAAGACACTCTCCTTTTCTAGTAACACACGTATACAACCGAGCCGGTGGTTTGCGGGGGCGTGGGTGTCGTGCGAATCAAAAAAGCCACGCCTTGCCAGGAAAAAAACTGCCTATATATACGCAAGCCCTAGAATATAAACATTTTGTTACGGGTTAAACACCCGTAAACTATATAAATACAAAAAATAAAACTTTGGACTCATGCGTAGCAGGGACAAACAAAAGACCCACCCAACCCA